GTTGAATCTGGTGTCTGGCATGTAAATGTCTACCCGGTCTGCGAGCACTTTCCCTGTTCGAAAGAAGAATTTAGAGGCGCCTGGGAAGATCGCTTTAGTTATGAGTACGTTAATAATCAATATCTTAAAGCTAAAGGAGCTGGTAAGTTAAATTCGTTTAATCAGGAAATGATGTTAAGAATCACCTCTGAAGAAGAGAGGCTGGTTAACGATGCTGATTTAATTTGGTATAAAAGAAACAACGTACTTCAAAATAGAGGAGCCTACAATTTTTACATTACTACGGATTTTGCTACATCTGATCGAGAACACGCCGACTTTAGCGTAATAAATGTCTGGGCTTTGAATAATAATGGAGACTGGCTCTGGGTAGATGGATTTTCTAAAAGAGCGTTGATGAACGAGACGATGGATGCGTTGTTCCGTTTAGTTCAGTCTTATAATCCTCAGGAAGTTGGTATTGAAACTACCGGACAGCAGGGCGGGTTTATTAGTTGGATACAGAATGAAATGGGACAACGCAACATATATTTTACGTTGTCTAAAGGTAAAAATAGTAATACTATAGGAATTAGGCCGACCAAGGATAAAATGAGCCGGTTTCAACAAAACGCGATACCGTTGTTTAAATCGCATAAAATATGGTTTCCTGAGGAATTAAAAGATAGCGAGGAGCTTGAGGAGATACTAGCTGAGTTATCCTTAGCTACTTTCACAGGATTTAAAAGCAAGCATGACGATCACATTGATACGATTACTATGTTAGCTGAACTTAATGCATGGAAGCCGAGTGAAGTATCGACATATGAAGAACAAGAAGACCCGCTACAAGGCTCGGTTATGTGGGGAGATGACGACACTAATAAAACTCCGGGAGACAGTTCTTACTTTGTTTAGATAGGGGATACTATGAAAGTTTCTGAATACATTGACTACTTAGTTACAGGGGAGTGTAGTAAGCTAGCTATATCTGACGTTGGTGACACTTCTGCAAATCCAAGCCCAACGCCTACCGCTGTACAAACTACTAATCAAAATAAATTTATTAACTATGTTAATTTAGCTAATTTAGCATTACATAAACGATTTCATTTATTAAGAAAAGATTATGTAATGGATCACCCATTAGATGGTGAAGAATATACTTTACCTACGGATTTTTTAGTTCCCATTCATGCCTACTATGCTTCAGATTTTGACCAAGTTGCAATTAAAGATGATTCTGTTAAATTGGTACAAAAAGTTGACCAACATGTAGCTATCCTTATACCGGAACCATTTAAAGCTGAAATTAAAGGTACAGATGCAGAAACACCTAAACGGAGTCAAATTATATTACGTTATGCGGCTGCTCCTAAAAAAGCTAAAACTACCTATACAGACTTGAAAATCAATGAAGTATACACAGAAGCTCTACTTAATTATGCGGCTTACAAAGCACACGCAGCTATTAGCGGGATGATGAATGATGAAAATAATACTTATTTAATGCGATATGAAGCTAGTTGTAAACAACTTATTAATTCTGGTATGTGGGGCAATAACGAAATTGAGATTAATACAAAATTAGAGGATAATGGATTTGTATAAATTAATTTGACATTCGGGCGAACTAACGTATCTTATAGTTGCGATAGATGCCTACGCTGAGAACAACCTCCTTAGGAGTTAACAATGGCATATTATGATGAGATACAAGTAGTAGCTAATGATACTAAACCTGAAATAAATCTTACCTTAAAAGATTCCAACACTGCCGCGTCTGGGCAAACTTTAGATCCAGATGACTCTGCTACCTGGGCCCCCATAGATATTACTGATCCAACTATTAAAGTAAAATTCCGTGCGTTAGGTTCTTCAACTGTTTTAGACACAATGACTTGCGTTAAAGTTGCGCCTACAGCAAATGGAACATGCTACATGCCTTGGAATGCAACTACATTAGCTGTTGCGGCTGGTACATATGAAGGTGAAATTGAATTAACCTATACTAGTGGAGCTATATTAACTTTATATGACAGATTAAAATTTAAAGTAAGGGATGACTTTTAATGCTGGGATCTGCATTAGTTGGCACCGCAGAAGCGGAAATTGATTACGTTAATAGTCAAGCATGTAATATTACATATGTAAATGCGCGTACTGACATTGATGTAGAGTACAATAGTAAAAATAAAGAATTTGGAAGAGATGGATCTGAATCAGTAACTCTTAGTGATACTCCTGCAGTTACTGTAGCTTATACTAGAACTGCTACTGATTCAGTAAGCGTTGCAGAGCAAATTATAGTAGCAATGCAGTTTAATTTAGCAATATCAGATTCTTTATCTAGTAGTGATTCACTAGTATGGACATTTGGTAAAAATGTTACGGAATCGATTACTACTTCTGATACGCCTGGTATTGGTAAGATACATAAAGTTAATGAGTCAGATAGCGTAACAGCTGGAGATACTCCAGGAATCGGCCAGATTTACCATGTCGATCCAACAGATAGCGTATCTGTTTCTGATTCAGTTCTTATGTATCATGATGGCATGTTAAATACTAACATGTTGAATACGCGTCTAATATCAGCTGGAGATTTAGCAGTAACTGGTGATGATGTTAATATATCGTAACTAACATAGAAATAAGGAATCTATCATGGATAAGAAAGACACAGTGGCTTTAACAGGTCAATTAACAATTTCTATTAATGGAGAAATTGTAAAAACAGTTAAAAATTTAGTTGTTACTGCTGGCAAAAATTGGGTTGCATCTCGAATGAATGCTGCTTCTGCTGGTGTAATGACACATATGGCTATTGGTACTGGAACTACAGCTGCGGCAGTTGGACAAACTGCACTAGTTACCGAAGTAGCCCGAGTAGCATTAACTACTTCTGGGGGTTCAGTATCTAATAACGTTCTTACGTATACAGCAACTATCCCGGCGGATACTCCAAATGTAACAGCACCTGCTACAGCAGCAATTACAGAAGCTGCTGTTCTTAATGCTGCTTCAAGTGGCACAATGCTATGTCGTACAGTATTTACTGCGGTTAATAAAGGTGAATTAGATACAATGACAATTAGTTGGGATGTAACTATTTCTTAGGAGAATACCTGTGGCAGTTAAATTTAGTAATAATGCATATTCAACATTAAGCGCTGGTATAACAAATAGTGCTACGTCTTTTGATGTAGCTAGTGCATCTACTTTCCCTACTTTAGGTGGAAGTGACCATATGTACTTGAGCATTATTGGATCTAGCTATGTTGAAATTATTAAAGTAACTGGGGTATCTGGAACTACTCTTACATGTGTAAGAGGTCAGGATGGTACGACTGGAACAGCAGCAGATGGCGGAGATCGTATAGAATTACGTGTTACCACAGCAATGTTAACGGATGCTATTGCTGATTCAAATGCTGACATCTTTAATACAATTGCTGTTAGTGGACAATCTAGTATTGTTGCCGATTCAGCTTCAGATACATTAACTATTGTAGGAAGCGGTGGAACTAGTATTACTACTAATGCTAGTACAGATACATTAACTATCTCTAGTACAACAGTGCCAGATGACATATTTAAAACTATTGCTGTTTCTGGTCAATCAGACATAGTTGCAGATAATACAACGGATACTTTAACTTTTGTTGGCACTGGCGGTACAACAATTACAACAAACGCAAGTACAGATACACTAACAATAGATACACCGACAGCAGGGGTTACTGCTGGCTTTAGTATTGCCATGTCGATTGCCCTTTAGGAGAACAAAATGGCTCAAAATTTTAGACGATATATAGCTAGAAATACTGGAACTTCTGCCGCTACTATATTTACGGCAGATAGTTTTGATACGGTAATCGGTATTAGATGCGCAAATGTTCATGCAACTTCTCCTGCTGCAGTATCAGTTTATATCAATGATGGATCGAACGATTATTATTTAGTTAAGAGTGCACCCATACCTGTAGGTTCGTCACTTGAATTAATTGACGGAGGTGCGAAAATAGTTGTGGACAGTGGAGATATACTTAAAGTTGTTAGTGATACTGCATCATCAATCGATACGTGGGTATCTTGTGTTGACGCAATTAGCACATAGGAGAATTAAATGCCTTATATAGGAAATACGCCTGCTGAAAAATACGTTAGCCTTGCTGCGCAACATTTTACTGTATCAGCAACAACTAGTTATACGTTAACTCATTCAGTAACAAATGAAGTAGATATTGCATTATTTATTAATAATGTTCGTCAGCAACCAGGTAGTAGTTATGCTTATACAGCTTCAGGAACTACCTTAACTCTATCCGCAGCTACGGCAGGAACGGATACGATGTACTGCGTTTATTTAGGTAAAGCAATAGGAACTATTACGCCTCCTGATAATTCTGTAGATTCAGCTAAAATTGTAGATGGATCTGTTACTAATGCTGATTTAGCTACAGGTATTGATGCTTCAAAATTAACAACAGGTACTTTACCAATTGCTCGTATTGCTGATGATGCAGTAACTCTAGATAAAATGGCTGGTCTTGTAAGAGGAAAAATAATTGTTGGAGATGCTTCAGGTAATCCTTCTGCATTAACAGTTGGTTCAAATGGACAAGCATTAGTTTCGGATGGTACAGATATTTCTTGGGGTTCTGCTGGTGCTTCATCACTTAATGGATTAAGTGATTGTACTGCTACAGCAACAGAGAATTATGGAATAGGTACTAGTGCAGTTGATAGTATTACTACTGGTGATCACAATATAGGAATAGGATTGAGTGCTGGTACAGCCA